GTAATTTATTTTCAATATGATTGTTATATAAGTGACATGCAAAATCACAGTGTAATCCCTCATCTCTCGAAATTAATTCGTTAGAAAATGTTAGACCCGGCATTAAACCACGTTTCTTTAACCAAAAGATAGAACAAAATGATCCTGAAAAGAATATACCCTCCACCGCTGCGAATGCAATAAGTCTCTCTGCAAATGAATCAGATTCAATCCATTTAAGTGCCCATTCCGCTTTCTTTTGAATTGCAGGAATAGTTTCAATTGCATTAAACAATCTATCTTGTTCTTCCGTATCTTTAATTAATGAATCAATTAATAATGAATAAGTCTCTGAGTGGATATTCTCCATCGCAATTTGAAAACCATAAAAGAACTTTGCTTCAGTATACTGTACATCATTAATGAAATTCTCCGCGAGATTTTCATTGACAATACCATCAGACGCCGCAAAAAACGCCAATACGTGTTTTACGAAATGTCTTTCATCATCGTTTAATTTATTGGTCCAATCACTCACATCTTGTTGTAAGTCAATTTCTTCCGCAGTCCAAAAACTCGCCTCTTGTTGTTTATAGTATTTCCAAATATCGTTGTGTGTTATTGGGAATAGGACGAATCGTCCAGGATTTTCTTGTAAAATCTTTTCACTCATGTTTTTAATGTATTTAGTTAAGTTAATTAATGTTGTGTGTCTGTTTGTATATCTCTGCTGCACGGTTAATACCTTGTTCTTGTTTCCTCATTTGATGACCCAATAAAGTTTCTTGTTCCGTAACATCGATATCCATAAATTCATTATCGAATTTACAATTGTTAAAGTTCACACCGTCTCTACCAATTCGCGACTTAATTAAACTCATATTAGCCGTCTTATTATCTTTTTGTTCTAAACTCTTTGCAATAGAAAGAATTATATGTGCTGTCTGTGCCTTTTTAATTGAACCACCCATATCATCTACATTTACAATGTCCGCAGATATTGAACTTCTATTACCTTGTGATGCTGTCCACAATGCCACGTTTAGGTCGTAACACATCGCATCTAATTGTCTTATTACAGAACCCTCACCTTTCCACTCTTCATCATATCCTTTTGATCTATCTGCAATCATACAATCCACATAATCAATAACAACTAAATCCGCCTTAAACCCTTGTGACTGCAATTTTAATAATTTTCTTTTAACATCACTAACTGTGGTGTTATAATTTTCCATTCTGATAATTTTTAAACCACCAAAACTTTCTCTTTCTTGACATTCACGTGCTTTCGATATTGTCTCTAACTTAGCCTCGGGACTTTCAACTTGCTGATCGGTACTAAACCCTGACCAACATGTGAAATGTTTCTGTCTAATTTGTGTCTGAGTATCTTCAAAAAATATTTGTACTACTTTGTGACCAGTGTTTGCTGCGGTGTTAGCAAACTTCGTCAAAATAGTTGATTTACCAACACCTGTGGGTGCTAGTATCATACCTAACTCACCTGTACCAATACCACCTTTTAAAAGATCATCCAATCCACTTATACCTGTCGGTATAGGTATTCTTGGATCGATATCTAATGCATTGTCAAGGTCATCGAATATATCAACGATATCATCGTCTGTGGCTCCTACTTGTAGTGACGAATTAACCATATCCGCAATTTTGTCATATGACTCAAAATCTCCTTTATCAATGATTTTTAATGCCTCACTCATTGTTTTTCTTAAATTTTGTTGTTTACAAAAGTTAAGTGCCGTGTCCTTTACATATGTCTGACCCACCACAACCTCTTCTAAGTTCTCTATTGAATGTAGTGTCTCACTATGTAACCTACCTGCTAGTGGATTATTTGACGTTTCAGTCATTATCTTCTGTTTAAGAGTCTCGTATGTCGGAATAGTTTTATATATATCCTGTAACTCTTTTACATGTGTAATAATATATTTAAATGAATTATTGTCAAAGTACCTACTTTCTAAAACCTCCATTATTTGTTCACCATATTTGGCGTCTTCAATAATTGATTTTATTAATGCTTGTTGGAATTGATTTCCTAATTTTCCGAAGTTCATCTCACTCATAGTACTTTAGTTTTGTTGTAAATTATAATTCATATATTTTGTCGTTATGTCCTCTAAAGAGAAGGTCTCACTTAGTCCACCTAATACTCTTCTTAAGATCGGTCGAATGTCCACAGAATATCTCACCTTAGGGTGATAAATATGTGCAGGGAATGCCCTTGAAATAAATACATCGTCATTCTGCTTAATCTCTACTCTGAAGTATTCATCTGGGTCTGGACCCTCGTTGTTCGAAGGGTCGAAAACGGGAAAATAATGTTGATCTTTATGTAGATAATCCAAAGTTTTTTGTTTTAAATTTTCTTCGATTTCTTCACAAATATTTTTTACATCATAGTGAAGATCTAAAGATCTTTTAACTTTTGGGTTAAATCCTCGGACATTGAAGAACCTTTGACAGATAATATTATCATTCAAGGTTAATAGAAATTCAAGTTTTGTAGTTTCGTTGTTACTCATTTGTTTTAATTTTTATAACTCTTTTATTTTTTTCCTTACGGGTTAAACGTAAGAAAGGATTAAGGAATTTTATCCACGCATCATCCGATTTAGGTAAGACAGTGAATATCCCATCTTCCATCATCATCTTCATCGTGTTCTTATAGGATCTTCCTTCAGGATCCAATTTTTCATTTATAAGGTCTGTGATTGTTTCTCTCGCAATATCCGTGAGAAACGGTTGATCTAAACTTACAATACTTTCGTTAAGGTTAAAGAACTCCTCCCCGTAAATACCGTACTTTGTAACTCCCGTTAAAAGGTTTTTAATAGTTTTGTTATCCTTGTCACCCTCAAATAATTCATTTGAACGTTCAACAATTTGATTTAAAGTGACAGGTTTTGTTTTTAATTCGGGAAAAAGTTTTAACATTTTCTTAGTACCCAAATTATAGATACCAGTAATGTTGTCTGATCGGTCCCCACACACTATCTTAACGATTTTAACGTTCTGTATGTGTAGTTCTTGTTTTTCGTATAGGATTATATCATCTTGACCGTATAGTTTCCTGTGTGATGGGTTATATATCTTTGTTGTATCAGATACTAATTGAGCTAAGTCCCCATCAGAAGAGTAAACAATTATATTTTCGGAACTATTTTGTGTGTATTCAGCAATACCGTCGTCCGCCTCACAGAATTCAAACTCACCTTGTCTAACATATAGTTCCTCGAGGTACTGTTGAATTCTTCTTCTTTGTCTTGTGTAAGACTCTTTTTCTTTATCGGTTCTAATTCGTTGTCTTCTGTTTTCTTTGTAACGAGAATACATCCTTTTACGAGTGGCGGCACCATCTTCTCCGTCCCAAAAAACAACAATTTTGTCTAACTTATAAAGTTCAAATGATTTTCTTAAAGTATTAATGAAATGATATATACCACCAATGTGATCACCTTTATAGAAGTAATTTTTTACTCCATAAAATCCGATTGTAAGTAAGTTATCTCCGTCTACTAATAATACTGACATTTTTACCTTTTATAGGTTCAACAATTCTATACCTCCTCTTTGATATCGAAGTCACCTTCAATACCTAATTGGTCTTTCCAAAATTCTGCGTGTTCCTTTTTGTAACCCTCTAACGATTTCTTTTCTTCTGTAGAATCTTTCCCACTTAAGAAACCATGTGCAGTTACTATAATCCTACCATCTTCATAACCAAGACCATTTACGTGGTTCTTCATGATAGAAATCTTTGTTCTTGTTGCGAATTTTACCTTTCTCTTGTCCTTAACGGCAGAGATAGGGTTAGTACCCGCATTTTTCTGATTACCAAATCTAAATACAAGTGTAGAGTTTAACCATATTGATTCTCCACCCTTCGCTTTAATCTTTGGTTGACTAAATGGATTGTCAGGTAGTTCTACCCATGGTTGATTTACAATAACAAGTGTATTTGTAAATTCTGAATCCACTCTTCTTGAACCTGAAATTCTCTGATTTAAACCCATTCCGATTTTATCGGCTAACGTTGATGCGTTGTGTTGTTTACCACCTTTACCATCAAAAGTCATTTTACACGGTACCGAACCAACCGAATCCCACAAGAATAGTAAATCATATTCCAATTCACCTTTCTTCTGAGCGTCTATTAGTTCATTTATGTAATCAGTAATTTGTTCTATATATTGGAATTCGTTGTTGAATAGAAAGAATCCATCATATTCGATTTCTCCCGTTTCCTCATCAACCGTTTCTTCAATATCAAGACCCATTAGTTTTGCGTGTGGGAAATCCCATTTCTGTTCTGTAATAACAAAAACAGGGAGTACCCCTTTTTTCTGTGCATCAACTGCAGTCTTAACAAGTGCCGTTGTTTTACCCGTATCCGAATGTCCTAAAAACATATTAATATGTCCCATAGATGGTCCTGGTAATCCCGTCGCATCCAAAAATGCGTCCCCCAAATCAAAAAACCTATCAGACTTAAACTTAGCCTGTTTAGAGAACTTTGATTTAATACTTTTAAAATCTTTTTTCTTAATTGCCATATTGTTTTTTAAAATGGACCCACCCGTAGGGACCGACTAATCGGTTCTGTAGCTCCACCAGATGTTTCCATCAATAATTGTTTTGGGTGGGTCCGTGTTAATTAAAATGGTAGGTTGTCGTCTACTTTTGTTGTTGCTTGTGCATCTTCTACTTCAACCTTAGGTGTCATTGATGATCCACCAAATGTTTCCTCACCACCCATAGAAGAAATAAACTTCTTAGCGTCTTTGTCCCAAACAGGGTTTTCACCTGATGCAACTAATTGTAAGTATTCAAGAGGTTTTACCGAATAGACATCTCTCCAAGTTTGTGGATCGTTTGTCCATGCGTTTGACACTTCAGGATCACTATGTAAACCTGACTTATCTTCTTGAATAATTGAGTTGATAGTAGTGTATTCTCTACCATTGTTTGCCTTAGTTACGGCTAACGATAGTATTAAATCTCTACCTTCAACAACATCTGTAATATCACC